TTAGCGGCACTTGGCATCCCTCTCTGAAGGGAACTGTCGTCGCTAGACAACTGAGGGGGAGCTTGCGGATGTACCCGAGCTCCCCCTCAGTCAGCTTCACTGCCAGTCCCCCCACCTCGGAGAGGGGCGCCAAGAACGAATCAGCTCAAGGCATCCTTTAACTTGCTGAAGAACCACCGTTTGCAGGAATGGCGTGATTCCAACGTTTCTGAGGGTTTCAAGCATGTTCCAAAACGTTTTTGCCCACATTTTGCCCACATTCTTCCACGCCCGTCTCCACCTGCACGGCGGCATCGAGCAGACGGGCCACGTCCATCAGGTCGCTGTCGAACAGATCCGCGTACACGTCCAACGTCATCGAGGCATTCTTGTGGCCCAGCATCCTCTGTAAGGCCTTGACGTTCGCGCCCGCGTGCACGGCCAGCGAGGCGGCGGTGTGACGCAGGTCATGAGGCGTGGGCCATTCCTCCTTCGGCCAGCCCAGGCGCACCAGCGCGTGATACCACCAGCCGGTCGTCTTCGCCGTGCTCTGCTTCATGATCGGGCCGCCCCGCAGATCACGGAACACTCTTTCGTCCGGTTCGCGTTCCCCGCATATCGGTTTCAACGCCTCCATGACGATGAGAGGCACGGGCACGTCGCGTTCCTCACTGTTCTTCGGAGTGCCCTCGACCCATCTTGCCCCGACGTACACGAGGTTGCCGCCCACATGCAGCACTCCCCGACCGAAGTCCAGGTCACGGGCCTTCAACGCCGCCGCCTCGCCCCAGCGCAATCCGCAGAAGCCCAGTGTCAGCACGAGCGCCCGCCGCTCCTTCCCCAGATGCTTTCCCCTGGAGCATTCGTCGGCGAATGCGAGCAGCCGGGATATGGTCAGGTACACGCGACGGCTCTTGCACCTCGGCAGCTTGGGGAGTTCAACGTTTTCACAGGGGTTGTCGAGTATGAGCCTGTCCCGGACGGCCATGCGGCAGATGCCGAGCATGGTCTGGTACGGGCGTCTCACGGATGGAGCGCCGGCGCTCGCGATGATGTCGCTGATCCACGCCTGGACCTCGGCGCGGGTGATGGCGCCGATCCGACGATCGGCCCAACGCTCCTCGCAGTAGAGCCGCCATGCTTCCGTGGCGTTGACCCGTGTGGTTTCCTTCCAAAACGGCCATTTCTCCTTCAGCCATTGCTCGTAGAGGTCTCCAACACGTCGTTTGCCGTCCTCCGGGTCAACATAGCTGTTGGTGGCCTTGGCGATGGTGACGTGCTCGGCCGCCCAGTTCTCCGCGTCGATCTTGCGGCGGAAACCCCTCTTGTCGGTTTGCGCGCCGCCGGGTTTCCGGTAGCGGACGCGCCAGCGGTTTTCGCCCTTTGAGGTCCTGTATCTGGTGACGTTCGCCATCAGTCCACCTCCATGCTGTCCACTTGGAATCTCAGGGTTGGTCGGATAGTATGCGAATTAAAGGAAAGGTATGGTCGATGGATAATGAGCAACAATCCAATCCTGAAGGGCATGACGAGGGGCGCGCAAATAGTAGTGACCCGCAAGGTGGAGCGGAGGTCGTTCACGCCGGCGACAGCAGTACAGCTCCAGACGAAAGCCTGGGAAATGGTGGGCGACAGCCTGCGCAGAGCGATGGACAAGGAATCGACCTCAACGCGATAGCGATTGCGGCACGCTCTGGCCCACTGCCTTCCGTCGAAGAATACGCAGGTTATGAGAGGGTGCTTCCCGGTGCCGCTGATCGCATACTGGCCATGGCCGAAAAATCGTTGGACGTCGAGATATCGGACAGAAAAGCAGCAACAGCAATGGAGGCCGCTGACCATAAGGCCGAAAACCTCAGTATGCTCATTACTTCCGTTGCCTTTTCGTTCCTGCCTTGGATGGCTTTTGGAGCCGCTATAGTTTGCGCGGCCTTTGGAAACAATGTCGGTACGTTCATTGGAAGCATAGTTGGCGTCTTTTCCGCTGGTCCTCAGCTTATCGACGCCGTAAAACGTAAACGCAAATAGCATTTCGGGTATGGCTTCGCCCCGTGTAGGATGGGAGGCGAAGCGTCCTCCTTTCTGATAAGCAAGCTGGTCGATGTTTCACACGCCCTGCCGATGTTCCAGATCGACAGGGCAATTCTTTTTCTATCGATTGACCACGTAATTCGGGTCGGTGACTATATAGGAGTAGTTGTCCTCCCCGCCGGTGCCGGAATACACGTCTCCGACGTCGCGGAATGCTATGGCAACCATCTTCGCGTCCAATGGAACCTGGAACGGATAGGTGACCGTGCTGGTCAATCCCGGCTGGAGCTGGGCGTTGCACTCGGGGTTGCCTTCGACCTGATACAGATTCTTGATGGGCGTGTATTTCTGGTTCTTCGAGTTCAACGCGACTATCTCATAGGGGTAGCTGCAGGTGATGTCCATCGGACTGCTGGTGTTGTTCGTGACCTCCACCTTGGCCACCCAGTACTTGGTGTTCGCGTCCGGTGTCTTTGGCCCGTATTGGCCGTTGCTGCATCCGTCGCCGCATGTGTCGAAGCTGATGGTGGGCTGTTCGCCGGCTTCGAGGACCTTCATTTCGACGCCGCCGCTGACGGCGGTCTCCCCCGTGCCCGAAGCGTCGGTGTTGGATCCCGTGTCGTTGGGATCTTCCTGGGGGTTGAGTTTTTCGTTCGCGTCGGCTAGCTGCGCTTTGACGGAGTCCAATGATGTATTGAGGTCTTGGATGTCCGACTTCTGCTGGTTGATGATGGGCGTGGCGTACAGGTACATGCCTCCGAGTCCGCCGGCTAGTCCCACGACCAGTCCTATGGCTGCGGCGATGGCGATGACGGCCGCCGTTGGGAGCTTCTTCTTCGGTGCCGGCGTTGGCGCGGATGGTGCTGCTGCGGGCTGGCTATCCTGCGTTGCCGGCGGCTGCTGTGCCTGCATGGGGGTTGGCTCGGTCACGGTTCTCTTCTTTCTTCTAGGCGGCCACACTGTCGTGCAGCCAGTTCTTGTAATCTTCTATGACTTGTACGGTCACGTTGAGTTCGGCGGCCATCTGATATGGGTTACCGCCGTATATGCGCTCGGCCAATGCGTATTCGGATGGGTTGATAAGCAGCATGGCGGTCTCACGTCGGCAGCGCTGCTCGAGTTTGCCGCCGCGGCAACCGTTGCTGGTGTCGTCTCCGTGTTGCCAGTGGACGAGCTCGTGGACGAGGGCGCAGCGTTTGCGCGTGTAGGTGATGCGCCGGTCGATGAGCACCGTGTTCGTGGCGAGGCAGTATAGGCCGTCGAGCTTGCCGGGCAGGCGGGCGCTGGCCACGTGCAGGTCGGGTGCGACAGTGTACAGGGCCATGCGCATCTGCCCGTAGCTCATGCGCGGCGACAACGGCAGGCCGGTCATTTCTGGTCCAATCCTCTGGCGAACTTCTCGAAGTCGGACAATTGGTCGGGGCTTGACTGGTTGTATCGTGCGAGTTCGGCCCGGGCTTTCACGTCGGCCTGTTTGCGGGTGACCTTGCCGATGTCGGGCATGAGCGGGCCTCCGGTCAGTTGGATGTAGGTGTTGACGAGTTGCAGGCATTCGCTCATGGTGGTGGTCTGCATGTTCTCGATGCGGCTTTCGATCATGTCGAGGAACCCGCTGGACAGCCGGTTGAGCTTGTTGATCTCGTCCTCGCTGAGATAGTTCTTGGCGATGGTCACGTCGGACGAGTGAATGCGCCCGTCCGGCGCGTCCTTCCATGTGGTGAGTCCCATGTGGGGCTTGCCGGCGTCGGCGCGTTCGTGGATGATTTCGGGTGCGGTGTGCTGGGTGACGGCGTAGTGGAACCGGTTCTGCACGTTCTTGTAAAAGGTGCGCACGATGGGCGCGTCCTTGTCGTAGTCGGTGCAGATTTCCTGGAACACCTCGCAGATCTGCACGTAGAAGCGTTTCTCGCTGGCGCGGATGTCGCGGACACGTTGGAGCAGTTCGTGGAAGTAGTCCTGGCCGAACGGTCGCCCGTTCTTGAGCATGTCGTCGTTCAAGGCGAACCCCTTGATGACGTATTCCCTGAGCACGCCGGTGGCCCAGATGCGGAACTGGGTGGCCTGCTTGCTGTTGACACGGTAGCCGACCGCTATGATCGCATCGAGATTGTAGAAGGCGACGGTGCGTCTGACGTTGCGACTGCCTTCTTGTCGAACTGACAAGAAATCCTTGTGAGTTGATTCTTCCTGCAGCTCGCCCGTTTCATAGATGTTTTTCAGATGCAGACTTACGTTCTGCTGGCTGGTGTCAAACAATTCTGCCATGCCGGACTGTGGCATCCAGAACGTGTCGCCCCAGTACGACACCTGCACGGGCACGTTGCGCCCGTCCGCCTGGTACAGGACTATCTCGGCCTGCTGGTTATTTGAATCATCCATGATTCAAAACCTCTTTCTCTAAAACGTGTCGAATTCGATGACTTTAAACAGGGTCAAAATCGACCCCCTTTTTTCCGATTCCCTCGAATTCGAGGGAATTACGCTGGTTCGTCCCCATCACCGTCATACTTGTGTTCGTCTTCCAGGGCAACGATGTCCATGTCTCCTCGATGGAGTTTCTTGAGTGTTTCGTCTATTCGCGCCTGCTCATCATCAACAAGGCGCTCGCCAGCGAGCGCAGTCTTGCATTCTCCCATTTCCTCGATAAGTCGCCGGTAGGCTGCGTTGAAGACTTCGCGCGGGTCTACGCCGAGCAGTTCGCAGGTGTTGATGAGCGCTTCCATCGGCATTGACGGCTTGGCGTTCAGCCAACGGGAGTACCCTGACTTCGAATGTCCTAATTTTTCAGCGACATCGGCCTGGGATGTCTCATGGCGCGCAAAGCTTGCCTTTAGCTCTAACCCAATTAACTGGGAAAAGCGATGGCTTCGTTCATCTTGAATCTTGCTCATGTGAGTACTTTACATCTCATATAAGGCAATTGCAATTCATAATTTGCAACATGATTGCACATTTGTGACACGCCGGCATTGACAGTAATCGAACTTGGCTATAGCGTTGCTCACATGAGCAATGTTAATGCATGGGTCGGCAATCGTGTCGATGAAAAAATTCGCGAAAAAGGCATGACGAAGCGATTCGTGTCGGAGAAGTCTGGCATGCCCTACTCCAGTCTCAACAGCAAGCTCAAGGGGTACCGAGGCTTCGACCTTGATGACATCCTTGCGCTCGCCGAAGCCATCGGAGAACCCCCGTCGGAACTCCTGCCGCCACAATTCACCAAAGACGTTCCAGCGCTCGCCGAAGGAGAGGTGAAGTGATGGGCAATGACATCTCCGTCGTGGAACTACGTTCAATGAACAACGATCAGATTCACCGTTTTGCCGCGCTCGTCAACGAACCGGAAAACACTCTGGCGAACATGTCGGACGACCCGGTGCGTATCGAGACATACCCGGGAATCGGCCCGCAAATCATTTCCTATCGGAAAATCGTGCGAATTGACGATAATGTGCTTGCCGCCTTGTTCAGTGCAGATACTGAGGAGACGGCTTCGTCACCGAATGACGCTCCCCGGATTCACCCGGAAGGGACCAGGTGATTCTGATGTCGGCATACCCGTCCTCGCACATAATCGCCTTCTCCATGAACATGAACCCGATGGACGATCCCTTGGATATATTCCCCAGCTCGTATTCCTTGCCGCTCGAAAGCACCACCCGAACGTCATGGGCATCAAAGGCGTTCTCGTTCGCGACGGCATACTTGAGGTTCTGCACTTGGTATATGTCCCACTTCGGGACACTGGCGGTCTCCTCGGCCAACCGGGCCTGCGTACGCTGCGCGGCAAGCTGTCCACGCAACGCATCGGCTGAATCCTCAACCGTCTTGACCTGCGCGCGAAGCGCATCCGCCGAATCATTCGCGGCCTTCAATTGGCCTTTGAGCACCTCAAGCTGGGCATCGAACTTCTCCTGCGCATCCTTGGCCTCACGTTTCGCGGCTTTGCCCTCCAGACATTTGGACGTGAACCACGCCACCGGGGAGAGCACGATTCCCAGAACCGTGATCGCCAAGTCCATCCAGGCTGTCGGGTTCTGTGCGAAATCCCCCTGTATCAGATTCCACAACCATGTGACCATCATCGACTTCTTTCTCATAGGAGCATTCATGATGAATCTACCGCATCATGCGTCCCATCGTCCCATCCGCACCGCAACCATTCCGGCGCTCGCCGGCAAGGAGGTGGCGTGATGAACGGTCCGACGGTTCTTATAATCGCACTTTTCCTTCTGAATATCGGGTTGTCCATCAAGAACGAGCTTGACCTTCGTGAGATCGAGCGCGCTCGACGTAAGCGCGCTTCACTTCAACCATCGATACCGACATGTAGTGAGTCCTCTTCTTCAGCCGCGTCCACTCAATCCACTGGATACGGAGAAAATCAGGAAGGCGAGGAATGTCAGAAGCATTGGTGAGAGAAAAGACCGCTTCCGTATTCGGTGGAATGTTCAGGCAGATTTCCGCGTTGGCAATGGGAATTCCGCTGCTTAGGAAGAAGTCTGAATCCACTTTGGGCCTATACAGGGTCATGGTGCCCTCGTTGCGGAAATGGATACATCGCAGACTTTCCGAATCCAAGGTCGCCACGAGGTGCTGCGCCGCAATCCTGTCGCTCCTGCGAATCTTGTTGATTTGTCTCTGCTGCACGCAGTTCCACAGGAGGGCCGCAATCGCGACCAATACGGATGGTTCAGTCCAATTCAATTGATTCTTCCCTTCGCTGGGTCGTTGGTTTGAATGTCGCAGTTCCAAGCCTACCGGCGGAGGGGCCACACGAAAAGAGAAAAACGATGAACGCCAAGGATTACGGGCGTCACGCCAGCGGTTTCCGCACGGCGGACGGAGGCCCGTCGAAACGGTTCATGCGCCGGCTGGTCTTCTGGGGCGTCGTGTTCGCCGCATGTCTGGCGTGGGTGATGACCCACGAGGCGTGCCGGTACCCGTTGGCCAACGGCGTCTGCTCGCTGGTCGCGTTCCTGGGAGTCCCCCTGCGTCTGCTCTGTCTTGTGGCAAGCGAGGCGGGAGCCGATGAATAAAGGCCTGCCGGGGTTCTTCCTTCCCCGGCAATCGACAAGGACAGTCGCTAACACCATCGTGCCGCACCCTTCCCCAGCTGGTGCGGCGTGCGGGGCCGGCAGGTTCGCCCCCGCCGGAGATCGCGCGGTGTCATGTACGCGCGGCAAACGGCGGGAAGCCGTTCGATTCGGCACGGTCCACTCCCCCTGCGGGAAAGAAAAAGCCCACGCGGCAACGTGGGCGAAGCAAAACAGCTACATGAGAAAGGATACACCATGAGCGCCATGATTCCGCCCGACGTCATCCAGGACGGCGTCGCCTATTGGAAGGCCGACAAGGTGAGCGCCTATTTCGGGGGCTCTCCCACCGTGGGCACGCTCGGCGTGTGGAGATACCGGGGCGAGGGGCCGAGGTTCGTGAAACTCGGCGGCAAACGCGAGCACCGCCAACGCGATACGCGCCGCGTCGTCTACCCGGTCAGGGAGGTGATCGCATGGGGAGAACGCAACGGTCTCCAGCAGCAGACGGTCGCCGCGTGAGCGAAGGAGCATCGATGACGAGCCAGCCGGATGATTACGACTATCGGGAGGAAGGCGAAAGCCTGTTCGAATGGCCGCTCGACGCCGCGGGCATGCGCATGGGCGCCGGCGAACTATTGGACAGCCTGCTCGAGGTCATCCAGCATCTGAATCGCGCGGACGCATGGCCGCTGACCATATTGCCGCCCCGGTTCGGCGACGTGGTGGTCGACCGTGGCCGGCGCACGATATCGGCGGTGTGCCTGTGGAAACGCAAGCCGTCGAACGATTCGAAGGAGGTATGAACATGGCGGGCGAGACAGTCATCACGATCGTCGGCAACCTGACCGCCGACCCCGAGCTGCGCACCATCGCCAGCGGCGCCGTCGTCTGCGGGTTCACCATCGCGTCCACACCGAGAATCTGGAACCGCCAGACCAACCAGTACGAGGACGGGCAGGCGTTGTTCCTGCGCTGCAGCGCGTGGCGTGATCTGGCCAACCATTGCGCGCAGTCCCTGTCCAAGGGCATGCGCGTGATCGCCACGGGCAGGTTGCAGCAGCGTTCCTACCAGGCGCAGGATGGCACCAACCGCACCGTCATCGACATGACCATCGATGAGATCGGCCCCTCATTGAGGTACGCGACCGCGCAGGTGACGCGAACCCAATCCGGGCGCGGCTATTCCGGCGGCAGCACATATGGGGATCCGGCCAAGCCCGCCAACCAGCAACAAGGTTGGCAGAACGGCTCCCCGGCATCGGCCCAGAACCCCGGCATGCAGGAAGGCGACCAGTGGGCGCAACCGGCGCCCGCCTCTCTCGGTGCCGCGTTCGGCGCCTCCGATGATTTCCAATCAAACGATTCCGATCCTGAATTCTAAGGAGATTCAATGCCACGCAAGAAGAAGACCGATGGCGTGCAGGATGCGCTGATTCCCGACGAGATAACGCCGCTCATGCTGCTCGCCCTGACAGCCAAGGCGTCACGCATGAAGGACGCCGCGGCCGCGTGCCGCATCGCGGCCAGCAAGATGCTCGACCTGGCCACCAAGGACGAATACATCGAGAAATACAAGAACATCGATCCCATCACCGATGCCCTGTACGACGCCTGCGACCTCTCGCAGCACATCTTCGACGCCGCCAACGCGGTCAACGACCTCATCAACTATCCCGTCGAGGCCCGCGAGCGCGTGGTGAAGGCGGATATCGAGCGCAGTCTGCTGGATCCGTGGCGTGACCTGCCCACTGGCGGTGTGGATCCGAAGACCGGCGAAATCAAGGAGGACTGAATCATGAGCAAACGCAAGCACGGGCGCCAGCAACTGGAGCATGAGCGTCAACGCCGGCGCAGGAAGCGTCTGCCGCACCTGCCCGCGCACCAGAATCTCAGCACATCGATTAAGGAGCAGTGACCCGACGAATTGTCTATCAACATCATCGACATCAACGTAACCAACCTCATCCCCAACCCGAACAACCCCCGCAGGGACGTGGGCGACGTCACCGAATTGGCCGACAGCATCCGCGAACAGGGATTGCAGCAGGCGCTCGTGGTCGCACCCGACCATGAGGAGCACGGCGAGCGCCTGTTTCGTGTGGTGATTGGTCATCGTCGTTTGGCGGCGTGCAAGCTGGCCGGCATCGAACGGGTGCCGTGCATTGTGCGTGAGTTGGATGCGAAGACCGAGCGTGAGCTGATGCTGGTGGAGAACTGCCAGCGCAGCGATCTGACGCCGTTGGAGGAGGCCGACGGGTATCAGGGTCTGCTCGACCTGGGTGCGAACGTGGGTGAGTTGGCGTCGAAGACGGGGCGCAGCGAGTCGTTCGTGCGTGGCCGTTTGAGGATCGCGCGCATCCCTGCCGAGGTGCGTTCCGGGTCGAAGGGGTTCGCCCAGTTGTCCCTCTCCCAGTTGGATGAGTTGGCGGAGTTCGAGGATCATCCCGACATGATGAGGGAGCTGGCTTCGCAGGCCGGGTCGAACAATTGGGCGTGGAAGGCCAATCAGCTGCGCCAGCGGTTGAAGGACGAGGCGTGGCGTGTGGCGGTGCGTGCCGTGTTGCGTGAATTGCATGTGGTCGTGGAGGAGCCTGAATCCGGTTCGGTGTGGTCGGTGCCGGATGGCTGCCTGTTCTGTGACGTGTTCCATGGCCGGCCCGAGGATCTGGCCGACTGGTGGAAGCAGTGGCGGGTGAAGCATCCGACGGACGGGCCCGTGGTGCGCGTCGCCGACACCACGGTGTACGCGTTCCCGCGTATGAGCGCCGCGCAGATCGCCGAACGCGACGCCAGGGACGCGGCCCGTGAACGCGAGAACGCCTTGGCCGAGGAACGGTTGGACCGGCGGAAACGATTCGAGCATGACGCCACGCAATTGCGTCTCGTCTGGATCAGGGAGCACGCCACCCGGTTCAACGGCGGACAACTGCGCAAAGCCAACACCCGTTTGAGCCTGCTCGTCCTGACCGGCACCGACGGCTATTCTGGCCTCATCGCCAGCCGCAGGTGGGACAACGACGAGAGGGTGCTCGACGCCTACAACGCGCTGACCACCCCATTGCCGGTCATCGAGGACGGCGACGTGGAACTCTACTGCGAGCAGAACCTCACGGAACTGCATCGCCGCCAGAACGTGGAGGGGGCCGCGAACCGTGAGCTCCTGCTCATCCTGTGCGCCCAAATGGAAGCCATCATCGACCACAGCACGTGGGCAGACAAGGACGACATCACCATCGCCCAAGCCTACTATCAGGCGCTCGAAGACCTCGGATACCCCATCTCGGACGAGGAAAACAAAGCACTCAAAGGCGAATATCTGCCCGAAGACGATGAAGCGGAGTGAGCCATGACATGGACGCAGATAGACGACGGGCTCAACTTCAGCCCGCAGACCATGCCCGGCATGGTATCAAACGCCGCGTTGGGCCTATGGGTCAGACTCTGCGTGCACACCGCATACCAGCTCCGCTTCCCCGCATTCGACGGCGCATTCGACATGACCGTCGTGCGCTCGCTGAAAGGCAACGCACGACAGGTGACGGAACTGGAGGCCGCGGGAATGCTCGAACCGGCGCTCGCCGCCGGCCGGTGGATGGTGGTCGAGGCCGACACCCTGATGAAATTCGGCGGCACCTCCGGCAGCGAACTCAAGGAGAAAAGAGCCAAGGCCGGGCATGCCGGCGGCGTCGCTTCGGGCGAGTCTCGGCGAAGCAAACGCGAAGCAAATGCTTCGAAGCAAAACGAAGCAAGTGCTTCAAGCAAACCACGAAGCAAAACCGAAGCAAACCATGAAGCAAAAACCGAAGCAAACCATGAAGCAAAAGACGAAGCAAACCATGAAGCAAAACCGAAGCAAACGTCCGAAGCAAAACGAAGCAATTGCTTCGAAGCAAACGAAGCAACCGGTCCTAACCTAACCATACCTAGCCTTACCTCCCCTGTAGCCCCCTCCACGCCGAACGCCGAACCGGAGCCGGCCGAGCCGAGCCAAGCCGTGGCCGAATCCGGCCACGCCAGGCCGGTGTCCAGCCTCGCCGAAGCCGAGGCCTTGGCCGAGGCCGACCCGTTCGCGTTCGCCTGGGACCGGTACCCGAGCCATACCGGCAGCCGCGACCAAGCCCAAAACCTGTGGCAGGCCGTCACCAGCGGCAGCGACCCGACCATGCCCCAGGCCGAGCCGAGCCAGCTGCTCGGCGCCGTCATCCGCTACGCCCAGACCGTGCGCCAGGACGGCGACCGGTTCGTGCCGTCGATGCGCAAATGGCTCGAAAACCGGCAATACACGCAATGGCTCCAAAGCGTGCCGAAACGCACCGAATGGGGCGGCGTCACCCGCCAATGGCTCCAACAGCACGCCATCAGCCAAGTCCCCGAAGGCTCGTGGACGGACAGCGTCGAACAGACGTTCTGGGCCCACGTCAAAACCGGCGAAGAGCCGGAAACCGTGGCGCAACGGCTCGTGACGGAAATCAACGAAAGGCATCAAGCATGAGCGACCAACCCACAGCCGCGACCCTGCGCCTCGTGGAGGGCCGCGAAAACAACCGGTGCATCGTCTGCGACCGATACCTGCGCGGCGGCGAATGGCCCGGCAGCAGCCACCACCACCGGAAACGCCGCAGCCAGACATACGGCGACCCCGAACGGCACAGCCCCTCGAACGTCATCGACGTGTGCGGCACGGACAACAGCACCGGATGCCACGGATGGATCCACCGGCACCCCGAACAGGCCCGAGCATTGGGCTACCTGCTCAAAAGCTACGACCCCGAGCCAAGCACAGTGCCCGTGTACAGCGTCCGGCGCGGCTGGATACTGCTCGACACCGACGGCCAATGGCATTCATGCCCGCCGCCCGAGGGCATGCCCAACCACCCGCAAACCAACCGATAAAATCAGCAGAAAGGAACACTCATGATCAACGCCTACGCGGTCACCGTGCCCGGCGAACTCGACAACGTGGACTTCACCCGAGAGGACGGCACCAGCGTGACCATGCTCATCCCGCCCGATATACCGGTGAGCACCAGGACAATCATCATCCCGCAGGGCTTCACCCGCGAGGAAACCCGAACCATCCAGGGAGCCATCGTTCAGGCGCTCGCCGGAAAGGAGAAGACGCTATGATCCCCGAGAAACCCGAAGCCCTGCTATGGATGGACGTGGAGACCACCGGCCTCGATGCGAACATGTGTTCGATACTGGAGATCGGGTTGCGCTGCACCAGCCTGGACGCCATGCACGAATACGGGCGGTTCGAGGCCGTGGTGCACATCGGCCGGGAGACCCTGCTGACCGTGCAGCCCTCCGCCCTGGAACTGCATCTGAACAACGGTCTGCTCGCCCAATGCGAATCCTGCGACCCGCTGGCCAACTCACCCAGGGTCATCGCCGAACAGGCCCTCCGGTTCATCCAAGGCATGGCCACCACGTACACCCTGCACCCGGCCGGCACGAACATCAGCCGTTTCGACCTGCCCATGGTCGAACGCTTCTGCATGACGGGATTCGGAGAACTGCTGCACTACCGCATGCTGGACGTCACCGCACTGCGCCTCGCGGCCAAAGCCTGCGGCCAAGACCCATACCAGCACCGCATGAAGCCCACGCACCGCGTCCACGACTGTTTGGACCGGGACATCAACGAATACCGGCACTACCTCACACTCATGACGCCACCGGCGCTCGCGGCAAAGGAGGACCGGTCATGAAGCCACGCTGCATCATCTGCCGCAAACCCGTGCCCGACCATCACACCCGCTGTGTCAAACACTGGCTTGACGAGCAAGACCAATGGATGGAGGACGACCAACCAGCCCGCGAACATTGCACACCACGAAGGAGCCCACTATGAGCTGCACGGCACGAATCTGGACGCAAGACCAACTCGAACAGGCGCTCGCGAGCGCCTGCGTGCTGGAGGGCGTGAGCATCCTGCACCGTTTCCAGCAAGCGGATAAGGACCGCCGCAACCTCAAGGCAGTGGTCAAAACCATGTACGAGACCACTGGCATGCCGACCATCGTGGAGGACGACGATGAGTGACCTCACCCAACAAGCCCTCACGGCGCTCGCCGACGCCGGACTAGGCAACGAGTCGGCGGCCGAGGCGTTTGTGCTCGGCTACCAGGCTGGCTATGACGCGGCGCTCACTCTGGCCATCAGCATCGAAACCCACATCAACTCGAATGAGCCCACGGACGAGGAAATCGAGACCTGCGCCCGAGGATTCTTCCAGGGCACCCCCGGCCCCACCAACTGGGACGACTGCAGCGAAGTCTCCAAACAGGCATGGCTACACGCGGCCAAAAAGGCGCTCGCAGCCGTCAACGCCATGAAAACGAAGGAACAACAATGAACGAGAACACAACCCTCACCGACATCATCGACGCGGCGCTCGCCGCCGGATGCCAGATCAGCGTGACCATCACTCCCAAAGACTTCTACAACGAATCACAGGAGCCGGAGGAATGAACGTGAGCGAAAGCATCGACTGGCGGCATGCCAAGCCATGGGAGCTGGACCTGCATCGGTTCATCGCCATCACCAACAGCGGACAGACGCTGGATGGCTGGCTCAAATACTTCCCGCGCGCCTACGGCTACTGGACGATCCAGGACAGCGACTTCTTCACCGACATCTTCCGACCCGACCCAATAGACAAGACAATCAGCCTCTACACGGGCGCATTCAAATCCATCAACGTCCTCAAGGAGACACGGAAACCATGCAAAGAAAGGACAGCGGAATCATGACCGGCAGGACAAGACAGGAGCAAGTCCAACGCATGCATCGCAACGGCTACACCGCGCTTGAAATAGCAGGCCAGCTCAACATCCCTCTGCCCGAAGTCATAGCCGTCATCGGCAGCTAACCACGGGAAACCAAGCCGGCTCCATCCGATACCGGCTATGAGGACATTCCGCTGTTCTGAAATAACGAAACCCTCCACCAACGGCGGAGGGCATGTCTGCAAACAACCAGTGTAGCCGACGTGGAGGGGATTCGTGAACTGCCAGAACTGCAAAACGATAACCGAAGAGGGATATTCACTGTGCGAGTCATGCGAACTGCGTTTCGCCGGCACGCTCCTGCGACTGGCGCGCGACGTCACGCCGTTGCATGACTCGTTGGACGCGACCCTGCATCCGGGCGGGCATTCGCCCACGCGAATCCAGACCGCCACTCCCCCGACTCCAATCAGGCTCGACGTGCTCGACCTGATCGACATGCTCGACGCCACGGCCCGTGAACTATGGCGTTGCCTCGACGGCATCGACGCCTTGGACTGGCGCAAAGACAAACGCAACGAGGATCTGAAGGCCACGCTCATCGCATGCGCAGGCCACCCCAGGCTCGCCACGTTCGCGGACGCGGGCTTCTACATGCACGTCGTTGACGGCATCGCCCGCAAAGTCGATGCTGCGCTGGACCCGCCGGAGCAACGCCGCGAGATAGGAACCTGCGAACTATGCGAGACCATGCTCACCGCTGGGGCAGCAGACCAGTGGGTGACATGCCCGGTCTGCGGGAGGGAACAGCGAGCGCAGACGGTTAAACTGCGTAGGCTCAAGACGTTGTGTTGGGATGATTCCAGGCGCGGGTCTGCGGCTGAGATAGCCAAGGCGTTCACGGACGCGGGAATCACCGTCAAAAGGCATACGCTCACCGTGTGGAAATCCCGAGGCAAGCTTGATGTCACGCCCCAAGGCATTTCATACAGCAGCGTCTACCGGCTCGTCATCAGTGGCGGACTTGACAAAGAGCTGACTGTGACCGCATAATGTCAGTGGATTAGTGTCGAAAAACCCAGCTCATGTGGCTGGGTTTTCGCGTATCTATGCTTTGTTTTTGCGTGGTCTCCCCCCTCCGACACCACGTCCCGGACGTTGAGCGTTCCATTCATCGATGGTCTCAGGCAACCAGCCGCGCGTGCGCCCTATCGTGGCGTCGGGCTCAGGGAGCTTGAGGTTGAGCAAGCCGCCACTGGTGATGCCAAGGCGTTCTGCGACCTGCTTGACGCCGAGATATTCAGTCGCCATTGCTTGCCCTTCCTGCCAGATAACCCAGCACGCCCGAGCACATTCCGAACACACCTGCCGGTACGCTCTGGGATGCGATGGCCAGCGCGAGGCTGACGACTCCGAACATGAGTGCGATGATTCCTATCTTGCCGTTCATGATGTTCCATGGAATAGTTGGGAGTGGAGCCGTGGCTCTGGATAGTACGATTATCCGGAATCCACGGCTCTTGTTACCGCTTGCGCCGTCTGTTCAGCGGCTTTCGCGGCTTGCTCTTCGCAATCAATGCGACGGCCACGGCGGCGATGGGTGCGAGTGCCGCACCCAATCCGGAGAGGAACTCCCCGATGGCCTTGAGCAGCTCCGCGATCTGTTCCATGTTCACCTCCTTTCCTTGGCTGACATATCTATAGTAACACAATAACTATAGATATGCAAGCCGAGGACACCAAGACACGCCAACGGACACAATGACTGCGAGGCACACATGAGCTGGCGAGTCTGCTCGACACCCGGATGTCCGAACCTCATCGAGACACCGGCACGCAAATGCGACGCCTGCACCCGAGCCCAACGGGACCGCACCCGTACCCGTGGACGCAACCCATACAACACCAAGGGACATCAATCGTTTCGCAGGCAGGTGCTCGCACGAGACCCATACTGCACATGCCCCGGCAACCCCGAGCATGGAGGCTGCGGCAAACACAAAGGGCTCTGCGGCAATCCAAGCACAATCGCGGATCATTATCCATACGAGCGAATCGAACTCATAGACATGCGACTCAATCCGAACGACCCGAAGTTCGGACGAGGATTGTGCAAGCAATGCCACGACGTGAAAACCGGCAGAACAAGACCAGCAGGCTTCAATACCGAACAGTAAAAAACAATCGGCAGCCGCATATCCTTGCAAAAAACGATCGGCGACACCTAGGGGGGTGGGGTATCGACCACCCCTGCCTGAACCGCCGGTGAGCTGTCTGACGGGTGCGCAGGGTTCAAACATCACTGGCGGGCCGCCGCGATGGCGGTCCCGTCGATCTGTCGCTAGGGCGCAAGGCCATGACGAGAGGTGAACATCATGCCAAGTGGAGGCAAACGAGTACGCTCCGGGCCGGCCAAGGACCCGAACAGCGAGAAGAGCCGCAGACTCGGATACACATTGCAGAGCCTGCCGAACACCGAGTGCCGGATGAAGCCGCCGGAATGGCCCTTGGAGCCCGCCGATGACGAGCGCGTCCGCGAACTTGAGGCGGAGAAGTGGGGATGGCTGTGGAAGCTGCCTCAGGCACGCGCCTGGCATCTGCCCCAGTTCAAGTGGATGATTCACGAACTGGCGTTGTACGCGCGGCTTTCCACCGCATGCGAGATCGCGCCGGCACCCACGGCGTTGACCGTGCTGCTGCGCATCTCCGACCGCGTCGGCATGAGCGCCGCCGGATTGCAGGCGTTAGGCTGGAAAATCGAGGCGGAGGCCGAGCGGAAGCCAGTCGATTCGGAGTTCACGCGCCGCAGGGCCAAGGAGCTGAACCGGGAATCAGCCGCCGAACGCTCTCCCATGGACGAGACGAGGCATGTGTACCAGCGTCGGATGAGCGGCAATGGCTGACGAGGATTCATGGCTCATCGACTTCCCCACGTTGGGGCATCTGGTGTGCGCATGGATCGAACGTCACTGCCGGCAGCCTGACGGCCCGTTGCGAGGCCGTCCGGTGGTGCTGTCCGACTGGCAGTACTGGCTGGCGGCGAACCGTTGGCGCATCCGCGAGGACGCCCCATATGTGCCGCCCGAGGAAGTCACCGTCGACAACCCGATGGTGCTCAACCAGGCATTCGAATACCGCATGACGCTGACCGTCGGACCGCAGAAATGGGGCAAGGGGCCATGCACGGCGTTCTTCACCGCCGCCGAGGGCTGCGGGCCCACCATCTTCGATGGCTGGGCGCGAGAAGGCGACGTGTACCGTTGCGCTGACAACGGTTGTCCGTGCGGCTGGGAGTGGCCGTACAATCCTGGCGAGCCGAAAGGCCGTCGGCATCCGTCGCCGCTCATCCAGTTGACGGCAAATTCCGAGGAGCAGGTACGCAACATCTACCGTCCTCTCGTGGCGACGATCCTGCTGGGCCCGCTCAAGGAGCTCATGCGCGTGAGGGACACCTTCATCCGCATATTGCAGCCGGGGCGCGAGGGCGAGGCCGACGCCTTGGACTTGGATCGCATCGACGTGGTCACCGCCTCGGCGAAATCCCGTCTGGGCAATCCGATCACGGACGCCGAACAGGACGAGGCCGGCCTGTACACGAAATCGAACGGCATGATAGCGGTCGCCACCACGCAACGCCGAGGAGCCGCCGGCATGGGCGGCCGCACGCATGCGTGGACGAACGCATGGGATCCGGGCGAGGACAGTTACGCGCAGCAGGTGTTCGAGAACGCCGAGGACGACGTGTTCGTGTTCTACCGGAACCCCGATCTCGCGAAATCATTGCGTCACCGCGACGGTCGGCCGTTGGACTTCAATCTGAAATCCGAACGGCTGAAGATGCTCGAATACGTGTATCGCGGCTCCCCGTGGGTCGACCTGAATTCCATCGAATCGGAAGCCAAGGCGCTGATGAAGACCGACCCTACCCAAGCGGAACGGTTCTTCGGGAACCGTCTGGTGCAGGGCGGCGGCGCATGGCTCGAAGACGGACTGTGGGAGAGCTGCTATGCCGACGCATGAACTCTGGTTGCCGAACCCGCCAAAAGGCACGCGCGTATGCGCGGGCTTCGACGGCTCGGAGAACGACGACTGGACATGCATCAAGATGGAGACCCTCGACGGGCTGATATTCACTCCACGATACGGGCCCGACCAGCGTGCGACCATCTGGAACCCGAAGCAGTGGGGCGGGCGCATCCCCCGCGCCGAGGTATCCGCAGCATGGGCGGAACTCAACGACCGCTACAGGATAGAACGCGCCTACTGCGATCCCGGCTTCCGCGACGAACTGTCGTGGGAGTCGGAGATAGAGGCATGGGATCGCGCCTACGGGCCGAAGAAATTCATGCCATGGAGCATGTCGGGCAGCTCCCGCATCGGAGCCGTCTACGAGGCATTGCGCCGATTCGAAGCCGACCTGACCACACATCGCATCACACAGGACGGCTGCCCCGTCACCCGCACCCACATGATGAACGCGCGAAAGGTCGCCAAGACCCTGGAACGCTACGGATTGGCAAAACCCCAGCAGAACAGGAAGATAGACGCCGCCGTGACCAGCGTGCTCGCCCACGAAGCCGCATGCGACGCGCGAGCCGCCGGCTGGGGCGCTCGCAAACACAATTACATGCTTACCGGATCATCGACCAGGAGGTGACGATGGAATGCAGCCAGCAGGATCTGACCGCATTGGCGAACCGTATGGCCGACAAAATCCAGTTCCGTCGACCCAGCATCGGCACGCATACCGATTACGTGCTCGGCAAACGCGGCAAACTGAAGTTCGCGTCCAAGGAATTCAAACGCTATATGAGCGACCGGTTCTCCGATTTCTCGGACAACTGGTGCCTCCCGGTGGCGCAGGCCCCGGTGGAACGCATCAAGTTCAAGGGCTTCGTCCCATATGATGACGTGAAGCTCGGCACCGGCATCATGAAATGCCTCGACCGCAACGACTTCGAACGCGGACTGCAGGAAGCCGCGCTGATGATGACCACCACGGGCCGCGCGTTCGCCTTGGTCACGCAGGTCGACGGCAGGGCCCGCATCACGTTCGAGCACCCGGACAGCGCCGCAGTCATCTACGATGCGCGCACCGGCCAGCCGTCAGCCGGGTTCCTCATCCAGCAGGGCGACGACAAGGAGTACGGCACCCTCATGGTGCCCGGCTGGACGGTCAGCATGGAACGTAAGAAGATGCTCGATCTGACCGACCAGCGCGTGCCGCCCGACGTGTATGGCTGGAAGATGAATGACCCTCAGCCCACCGGTCTGGACACGATTCCATTGCGCGAGTTCCGCAACCAGATGCTATTGGACAATGCGCCGATCAGCGACATCGCGCACGTCGAATCGATGCAGGACACGGTCAACGTCGTATGGGCCTACCTGCTGAACGCATTGGACTACGCCTCACTGCCGGCACGAGTCATCCTCGGCGGAGACCCGCTCGTCGAGCCCGTCTACAACGAGGAGGGGCAGCAGGTCGGCGAGAAGCCCATCGAACTCGACAAGCAGGTGCTGGAGCGCATTTACCAGTTCACCGGCGACAACGTGAACCTGGGCGAATGGTCAAGCTCGAACCTGAACGTGTTCATCCCGGTCATCGAGAAGGCCGTGGAACATATCGCCGCCGAAACACGCACCCCCGGCCATTACCTGCTGACGAACGCGGAGGTTCCGGCCACCGGATACGAGGTCGCCGAAGCCGGCCTCGTATCCAAGACCATCGAACGCATCAGCTTCCTGAAATCCCCCATCCGCGACATCTGCAGCATCGCCATGCGCTACGAGAACGACGCGAATGAGGCGGACATCATCGCCGACTCAAAGGTGCAGTTCGCGACCCCGCAGTATCGCAGCGAGACGCTGATGGCGGACGCGATGCTCAAGTACAAGCAGCTCGGCTTCCCGATCCAATGGGTCGCGGAGCAGATGGGGCAAAGCTCGGACGAGGTGCAGCGCATCATGCGCATGCGCGCCGACGAGATGGCCGACCCCGAACTCGAATCGTTGAACCGTGCCCTGCAGATCGGAGGCGCTGATGGCGGTCGAATCGCAGGTGCTGGCCTACAGTCAGAAACGGCTGGCGACGTTGGAGCTGGCGGCGGACAGGGCCGCGCGCAGAACATGGAACAGGGTCGACGCCAATAACATCCAGGCGTCGTGGAAGTCGATAAGCCGCGACTTCCTCACCCTGTTCTCCACCATCCAAACCAAGTCGGCGGAGACGGCCATCGACGCGAGCGGCATGATGCTCGCCGAACAGGGCGTGTACGTCACTCCCCATGCTTTGGCCAACCCGAACGCATTCGCGGGCTGGGCTCCGTCCGGCCTCGACATCGCATCCTACTTCCAATCCCCCGTGTTCGCCGCCCTGCACGCGATACGCACCGGCAGCTCGCCGTTGGAGGCATTGGAATATGGGCGCAACCTGCTGGTCATGCTCACCTCTCTGGCGGTCATGGACACCGCCCGCCAGGCGGAATCACTGGACATCACCAGCCGCCCCAAGGTCGGCTACATCCGCGTCGAGTCCGCCACCTGCTGCGACCGATGCATGCTGCTGGCCGGCAAATGGTTCCGCTTCAACGAGGGGTTCCTGCGCCACCCCCACTGCCACGGCCGCCACGTGCCCTGCAGCCATGGCATGGCCAAACAACAGGGGTGGATCAGCGACCCCATGGAGGGTTTCAAAAGCCTCTCCCGTGAGGAGCAGGACAAGCGTTTCGGCGCGAACTACGCGCAGGCCATCCGCGACGGCGCCGACATCTACCAGGTCGTCAACTCGAAACGCGGCATGCAAAGGGTGGGAAAAGGCTATACGGCGCTGACCACCAGCGAGGGCACCACCCGATACGGGTGGGCCAACATGCAATACGCTCAGCAGTCCGGCCGGAAAATGAAACGCCGCCTGTCCATCGACGGCATCTACTCGCTGACCGGAGGCGACCGGGAGAAGACCATCGCCGCGTTGAAGGCCAACGGCTACTACGTGGACAACGACTGGCGCGGCAAGGTGCCCGAGATCCGCAAAAGCATGTGGCTGCACGACAACACGTACCGGCAGGGGCGCGTCGAACTGTTGACCGCCGCCGAGAAGCGCGTGCAGACCGCGAAGCTCCGCTACGAGGCCGTATTGGAGGGCCGCAACCCCAACGATGGCCGCATGCCCCTCACCCCCGAGATCGCGGCCCAGTGCGAACGCGAATACCGCCGATGGGTCACCTCCGGCGGCCAGATTTTCCAGCAATGATCCAGCGAATCGAAAGGAAGAACATGGATCCCGCAAACCAGAACCAGCAGACAGGCGACAACGAGTCCAAGAAGCCGGAGAACACCGGCGGCGAGGATTGGCAGTCGAAGTTCGAAGGACAGCGGAAAGTCAACCGCGACCTCGAAAAGAAACTGAACGAAGCCTACGCCAAGGCCGACAAGGTCGACGAACTCGAAAAACAGATCGCCGCCCTGCAGGGCAAGGAAGCCGAATACGAGGCCGCCCGGAAGGAACAGGCCGTCAAGGACGAGGCCCTTGCCGCCGCCAACCAGCGCATCCTCAAGGCCGAAGTCCGCGCCGCAGCCAGCGGCAAGCTCACCGACCCGGCCGACGCCCTGCGCTACCTCGACCTGTCCAAATTCACCGTCACGGATGACGGCGGCGTGGACACGCAGGCCATCGCCGACTCCATCGGCGAACTGCTGGAACAGAAACCTTATCTCGGGAAAGCCGAGCAAGCACCCTCGGGTGCGAACATCACGCCGCCCAGCGGAACACGGGACGGCGACCGCCATCAGGGTCAGCTCACCCGAGACGACCTGAAAACCATGAGCCCCGCAGAAATCGTCAAAGCCCAACAGGACGGGCGACTGAAGGACCTGCTCGGAGCCAACTAACGGAAGGAGGCCTTAAATGGCCATCACCAATTTCATTCCCGAACTCTGGAGCGCCAACATCCTGCTGGAACTCCAGAAGAACCTCGTCTACGGTTCCGCCGTGAACCGCGACTACGAGGGCGACATCGCCAACTACGGCGACACCGTGCACATCACCGGCATCGCGCACATCAGCATCGGCGACTACACGGCCCACACCGACATCACCATCGAACCGGCCACCGACAAGGACGCCGGCGAACTCGTCATCAACCAGAGCAAGTACTTCGCGTTCGAAATCGACGACGTGGAGAAGCGCCAGGCCATGAACAACCTGACCGCCGCATATTCCCGGGACGCAGCCTACAAGCTGCGCGACCTGACCGACCAGTACCTGGCCGGCCTGATGGCAGCAGGCGCGAAGAGCAAGCTCGACCCGATTTCCGGAGCCACCGCCACCAAGGCGTACGACACCATCGTGGATCTGGCCACCGCATTGGATAAGCAGAACGTGCCAGACGCGGGCCGTTGGGTCATCGTCAACCCGGACTTCTATGGCCTGCTGCGCAAGGACAGCCGTTTCGTCGCTGGCGCCGAGTCCGCTCATTCCACGCTGCTCAACGGCGTGGTCGGCGAGGCCGCGGGCATGACCATCCTCAAGTCCAACAACGCTCCCGCAGCCAAGGGCGGCTCTGCCTCGGCTCAGACCGATGAGGGCAACGTCATCATCGCCGGCACCAACGCGGCCACCACGTTCGCGGAGCAGATCGCCAAGGTCGAGGCCACCCGCAAGGAGAAGGGCTTCGACGACATCGTCAAGGGCCTGCACCTGTACGGCGCGAAGGTCGTGCGCCCCGAAGCGCTGGCCACCGTACACTTCAAGGTGGGCAAGTGATGGCCGGCAGCTACGAGGCCATGCCCTACGTGGGCGAAGTCGAATAACCGCATAGGGGTGCCTCATGGACACGCTGGCAACGATCAAGGACCTTGATTCATACGGCATCGAATACGCGGACGAAAAGCTCGCGGACAAGCTGCTCGAATCGGTTTCCGCAGCGGTACGCGACGCCGCAGGCTGCCCCATCACACGTGGCGACTACACGGTGACCATCCCCGGCGAGACCTCACGCAGGCTCGATTTGCCCATGCGCCCCGTGATTTCCGTGAGCCGCGTGCTCGTGGACGGCGAGGAGACCGGGGATTGGAAGCTGCTCGGCAACGCCCTGTACAGGGAAAGCCTGTGGAGCCTGCCGAACATGGTCCCCTGTTCCGTCACCGTCACCATGCTCGCCGGTTATGACCCAGTTCCCCCGGACATCGTGCGCCTCGTGTGCAGCATGGTCGCAGCCGGACTCGTCCAGCAGTCGAACGGCGGCCCCGGCGCTCACCGCGACGAATCGTACGCGCGAATCGACGACGTGCAGATCGGCTACCGTCAGGGCGACTCCGAGATCATCGACGCACTCGAACTGCCGGAGGGCACGAAACGAGCCCTCCGCAACAGGTTCGGCATGCGCGGCATCGCCATAGGGGTGTTCCGATGAACGTGCAGCACATCCTCAACCGAGGCCGACAGCTCGCCGAATCGTTGATGACCGACCAATGCCGTGTCACTCACATGGGCAAGCCGGTCACCGACCCTGAAACGGGACTGGTGGCACCGGACGTGAACACCGTGTATGAGGGCAAGTGCAAGGTGCAGACCTCCGGCGGCTTGGCCGCCGAGAACACGGAGGGCGGCATCGTCGAAGCGTTGGGTGCCGTCACCCCCGTGTGGAGCATGTACGTGCACTTCCCCTACGGCACCACGGGATTGTTGCCGGGTGACGTGTGTGAGCTGACCGAAGCCGCCGACCCGAACCTCAAGGGGCGGAAGCTCAGGTTGTTGAACATGCAGTCCGAGAAGTCGCATGCGACCGCATGCCGGTGGAACGTGAAGGAGGTGGGCAACAGCAATGAGTGACGTGACCATCGACGCTTCGGAGCTGACCTCTTTCGGCCGCCGGATCGCCGCCGCGCATGCCAAGGCCTCAATCGCCGTCGCGAAGGCGGTGAAGAAGGGCGCGCAGAACGTCAAGGAGTCCATTCAGGAGGACGTTGCCGGTTCCGGCAACGCCGGCATCCGCAAGGTGCAGGTCGCCTACGAGATGGGCAGTACCGGCACCACTGTGTACGCGGACGTGAGCCCGCGTGACGGCGGAGCTTCCGATCTGGCCAACATCGCGTTCTTCGGCACCGCGAAAGGCGGCGGAACCCATGACTTCTACGAACATGCGGAGACGGAGCTGCCCACGCTCGCCGAATACGTGGGCGACGCCGCCGACGACATGCTGATAGGAGCCATCGGATTATGAGCGTCATGGACCTGACCAATGCGGTTCTCGACCTGCTGCCCTCCATGCCGTCCGGCGTGAAGGTCTACCGGCAGGAGGAGCCGCTGGAGTCGGAGATGCCGCCGTGGATCATCGCGCGCGTCTCCACCGACCGTCATGTGGCGGCGGAGACGATGCGGTTCACCGCCCACTCCGCCCTGTTGGAGGTTCGCGCCGTCAGCACCACCGTCGACAGCGTGAACATCTGGTGTGACGACATGCTGATTCCCGCGTTGGCGAACCGCTCCCCCACCCGGCCGTCTGGCTACACGGTCGGCCAGCTCACCCTGTACGAGGATTCCGGCGCGTACGCGGCCGGTCTGACCGCCGACGACACCGCGCGCCGCTACCAGGTGCGCGTCCTCCGGTTCCGCTTCACGTGGAGCCGACCATAGTCAACCAATCATTTACCAAAAGTCTTCAACGCCATCCCACACGGGGTGGCCTTTTGCTTCAAGGAGCACATTATGACCCTGAAACTGGGTACAGAGATTCCTGGCACCAGCGCCGATGGCAACATCACCACACTATGGGTGCCGACGATCAAGGACATCAAGGCCCCCACCATGGCCGAGCTAGAAGCCGGCACCGACATCTCGAACTACGTCATGCTCGGCGGATGGAGCTTCGACCCGTCGCAGGACGCCGTGTCCGACCAGCGCGAGAACGCCGTGCAGGACTTCGGGGCCCCCGGCCGCAAGAGCGCCGGCGACATCAGCATCGAGGTCATCGACAACACGAACACGGAGCACCAGGAACAGAACGAGGCCGTCACCCTCATGCACGAGGGTGCCTCAGGTTATATCGTGCGCCGTCGCGGCATAGCCACCGACACACCCCTCGCCGTAGGGCAGAAGCTCACCGTCGTGAGCGTCATCTGCGGTGAGAAGCAGGTCATCAACCCGGACGCGAGCACCATGATCCGCTCGAAGATTCCGCTGTTCGCGAAGGCCCCCGGCTGGGAGTCCGAGACCGCAGAGATCTCGAGCCCAAAAGGCTGACGCCTCCGACCGTGACCGCCGCAGCCCGTGAGGGAGGCCGGACGGTCACGGTGAAAGAGGCCATCGCCGGCGGCTGACAATTCTTCCGTGCGGGGATTCTAAACCTTTCTGGCCCCGCACGGGCATTCTCTCTTCTCTCTCAGAAAGGTTTTCAGACTTTCAGAAAGGGATAATCATGGCTTTGGAAGTGAAGCGCAAGCGCGTGGACGTCGACCTCATATTGGATCAGGAGAAGGCCGAAAAGGTCGCCGCATTGGGAGCCGACCTGGAGCGCGCCATGGCGCAGCATGTGACCGAGGGCGGCAACGCCGCCGCCAAACGCATCGCCGAACAAATCGACAAGCTGCGAGGCGAGGTGAAGGACGACACCGTCCGCATCACCCTGGAGGCGCTGCCGCTCTCCCAGTGGCGTCAGGTACTCGAAGCGAACACCGTCACCGAGAACGGCGTACCGAAGCAGCGCATCGAGGACATCTGCGCCGACGCCGTCAGACTCATGGTCAGGAAGACCGTGCCGGAAACCCCTGTGGATGATCTGGCGAACGTCATGACCGAACTGTCCGACGGCCAGATCAGCCCCATCTGGTATGCGATCCGTGACCTGAATGCGAAGCTCATCGACCCAAAAGACGCACTCGAATCAGCCTCGCGGATAATCCGCAGACAGTAAGGGAACTGCGAATCTGCCAGAAGCTCGGCATCAGCTACAAACGCTGGCTCGGCTGGGAACCATCGTATCGGGTGGAACGAGACGAACATCGGCGCATCACCGGCTACACGCCGGAAACCGAATGGGATGCGACCGAACGCGAATGGATGCTCGCGCTCGACGAATACGAACACTCATTATGCCCCCAATGCGGCATGCCCATAAGCGTCTGCCACGACGAGCAGACACCCTTCCATTTCACGGCCGACGTCGGCATATGCCAGATATCGCTCATGCAATCCCTCAAGCTCGACGAGTGGAAGAAAGACCATGCGGACGAGAACGAGCTGAAGCAGTCCGCATTGACGGTGGGAATCAAACCAAGATAAATCTCAGGAGGCCGCTATGGCTGGCGGATTGAACCGCAACATCACAGTCCGCCTGCTCGCGGACACTTCGAACTTCACGGCCGGCATGGCCAAAGTCAGCGGCGAAAGCCAGAAGGCTGCGACCACCATGGAAGCCGCCGGAGGTAAGACCAAGCTCATCACCACCGGTGTGGCCGCAGCCGGTGTGGCCGCCACCGCGCTGGGCGTGGCCGCAATCAAGATGGCGGCGGACTTCGACGCATCGATGAGCACCGTGCAGGCCAACACCGGTGCCTCCGCCGACGAGATGGCCCAACTGCGTCAGGCCGCCATCGACGCCGGCGCCGACACCATATACTCGGCCACCGAATCCGCCGACGCCATCAACGAACTCGGCAAAGCCGGCCTGTCGACCTCCGATATTCTCTCCGGCGGTTTGAGCGGCGCATTGAACCTCGCAGCGTCCGACGGCATGGAAGTCGGCCAAGCCGCCGAATACATGAGCTCGGCCATGGCGCAATTCAATTTGACCGGCGCCGACGCCACGCATATCGCCGACCTGCTCGCCGCAGGAGCCGGAGAAGCCCTCGGCAACGTAAGCGATTTCGGCGAGGCGTTGAACAACGTGGGCTCCACCGCCAACAAGTTCGGCCTGAGCATCGACACCACCGTCGGCACATTGGCCGCATTCGCGCACCAAGGCATCATCGGAGCCGAAGCCGGCACCCAACTGCGCTCCGTGCTGCTCGCCCTGACCAACCAGACCGAAAAACAGCGGAAGGCCACCGAGGAATACGGGATAACCCTGTACGACGCGCAAGGCAACTTCGTCGGCATGAGCAGTCTCGCCGGACAGCTCAAGGAGAAGCTCGGCGGACTCACCCAGGAACAGCGCAACAGCGCCATGGCGACCATGTTCGGCAGTTACGCCATCCAAGGAGCGAACGTGCTCTACGCGGAGGGCGCGAGCGGCATCGACGAATGGACCAAGAAGGTCAGCCAATCCGGCTACGCCGCGGACCTCGCCGCCAAGAAGAACGACAACCTGAAAGGCGATCTGGAGAATCTGAGCGGCTCTTTCGAATCCCTCATGATCTCTTTGGGCGAGGGCGGTCAGGGACCATTGCGCTCCCTCGTGCAAACGCTCGACACCTTGGTGGATGCGTTCAGCCAACTGCCCGCACCAGTACAACAGGGCATAGTACTGATGACCGCGCTCGCAGGAGGCTTCACCGCCCTGCACTCCGCCATGGGGCCATTGAACGCCAGCAGCTCGCAGACGGCACGGAACTTCGGCCTGATGCTCGACCCGTTCCAGCGAGGCATCACCGCCATACCACTGCTCAAGGAAGGCGTCATCCAACTTGGCACCTCCATGCTTGGCACATCAACCAACGCCGGCACGCTTGCCAACGGACTGACACGAGGCCAGACCGCGATGAACGGCATGAAAAGCATCGGCAGCGGGCTGTTCGCCGCCTTAGGCGGACCATGGGGCATCGCCTTGACGGTCGCGGGGGCATTGCTTGTGGGGTTCGCCCAATCCGCACAGGACGCTAAAGCCAACATCAAAGAATTCTCCAGCGCAATCAACCAGTCCGGGAACGCTGTCGAAACACTCATCAAGAAAATCGCCAGCGGCGAGGACAAAACCTGGGACTTCGGAGACAAGTTCGCCACCGGCTTAGGCTCTCTTGGAGAAGCACTCGACAAAGCCGGCATCGAATACAGCACGTTCGCAAAGGCCGTCAACGGATCCAAGGAAGCGCAAAAACTGTTCAACGAACAGATGAAAAACGCCGAAAACAACATGTCCATCATGCAGACAGACAGTATCCGAGACAGTTACAATAAGCTCTCCGATCAGGTCAGCAAAGCCAAGGAACAGGTCAGCAAAACCAACACGGAAGTAGCCAAAGCGAAGGACAGCGGAGACACGGCCGCCGAAGGCACCAACAACTACGCCGACAGCGCAGACAACGCCACCACAAGCGCCGAAGACCTCTCCGACGCCATTGACGATCTGGTGAAAGGCTTCCTCAGCCTGCCGGGAGTGCAGTTGTCCGCGGATCAGGCCGTCACCCAATTCAATCAGGGCATACTCGATCTTAACACGAGCATCGCGAAGAACGGCCGAGTGCTCGATGACAACGGCAACGCTCTGGCGGGCTATGAGTCTCAGGCGTATGACAGCCAGTCCGCTCTGCAGGGCCTTGCGTCCACCGCGCAGAGCACGGCGCAGAAGATCATCGAGGAGGGTCAGGCCCACGGCGATGCCGCTGCTGCTACCCAGCAGGCGGGCGATATCCTCGAACGGGCACGTCAGGCGTACATCGACAACGCGACCGCAGCTGGCATGAGCGCCGACGCGGCCGCTGCCCAGGCCGACCGATACGGGTTGGCCCGCAGTGAGGCCGACAACCTGCGTCAGAGCATCGAGGATATGAACAGCACTGCCGCTAACCCTGTTGACGTAAAGATTACGATTACGGACGAGGCCAGCGACGTGCTGGACAAGGTGAAGGTGAAAGCCGAGAAAATCGATGACAAGACCGTGCGTTTGACCGGTGACGACAAAGACCTCATGGACAAGATCGCCGACGCCACCAACGCGAAGATCGACCCCAAAACCGGCTACCTTGATCTGGATAAGAGCCAGTTCGACGTGGCGATGGCCATTGCCGGCGGAGCCAAGATCGATGACAAGACCGGCATCCTCAAGGGCAACAACACTCCCCTGATCGACAAAATGGTCGAAGCGAACGGCTGGCATATAGATCCCAAAACCGGTTACATCTATGGCAAGAACGATCAGGCTTTGCAGGCCATTCGCGATGTTAACAACGAACCCTTGGAAACCCCGAGGGAGGTCACGATAACCACGAACATCGTCCGCAACTTCATCGAGACCCACATGACAAAGAACGTGCCGGATACAAGCGTTGGCGTTCGCCCGGGCGGCAAGACCGGTGGCCTGTTCGCCGGCTACGGGGTTTCGATGCGCGGCTACGCCGGTGGCGGCCGTGTCGTCGAGGGGCTGCTGCCCGGCAAGGCCACCTACACGGGGGACGACAATATCACCCTGTTGAACGCGCGCGTCAAAAGCGGCGAATTCGTCAGCAACGTGAAATCGGTCGGCTATTACGGTGCCGATTTGTACGCGGCCATGAACCGTCGTCAGATTCCACGTGAGAGGTTCTACAAGCCCTCGCCGATGATGCTGAGCCAGCCGGTGACGAACAACCAGACCGTCAACCAGACGATAGCGCCCGTGTTCCAGCAGAAGATCGTGCGTCCGGCGGATGACATGTATACGGCGGCGTCGATCATGTACCGCAACGCCGCTCAGCTCGTGGGAAGGCTCTCAAGATGAACGACCTGTGGACTTTGAGCCCGCGTTACGGGGAGCTGTGGGCCGGTGACGAGCTTGTCTGCCGGTTCAATCCCGCGGATTCGTCCGACCGGGGCCTGTACATCACCGCCAACGGCGTGGAGGGCTGGGATACGCTGCCGGACGCGAAGGTGGAGCTGCACGAACGCGGCCAGGGCGACGGCGCGCATGACGTGCCCGAAACGGATATCCTGTATTCGGCCCGCACCGTGACCGTGTACTACGAGGCGGTCGGCTACAGCCGTGCGGATCTACTCTCCCTGATGCGCCGCATCAACACCGCGGCGCACCGCTCCTGCAGGCTGCGCATGGTCGACGGCGACGAGGACACATACTGTGAGGGCTACGTGGCGCAGATGGGCCGCGACTCGCAGTGGAATCCACTGTTGGAGAACAATCTGACATTGCATTTCGTGTGTCCTCGTCCTGAGCGTTTGTCGTGGCGTGCGAAACGGTTCCAGTTGTTTCCGATCTTCGCGGGCAATTGGTCAGGCGGGATCCGGTACGGCGATGGTCGCGGGGGCTTGGCTTATCCGGTTTCGTATGGCGCGGTCATGAGCGACGGGCGCAACGTGTGCTCGTTGGCCAATGACGGTTCCTCCCGCGCGTATCCGGTGTTCACCATGCACGGGCCGTTGGACGCGGGCTGCACGCTGCAGTTCCCCGGTTTCGGGCGCATCAGGTATGAGGCTCCGGTCAGCGGGTCTGTCGTTCTGGATTGCCGTGAGGGCACGGCCGTGCAGGGCGGCGTGTCGGTTGGCCGGAGCCTGTCCGAGCGCGCGTTCCCGCACGTGGAGGCGGGCGGGGCGTTGCGTTGCGTGTTCACCGGCTCGGGTTCGGGCTGGTGCGACGTGGAGCTGCATGACACGTGGATGTGAGCCCGCCGTTTTTTATTTTGATTCATATTCGTAGATTCCGGAGGTTTTGACATGGGTGCTTTGGGAGTGCCGCCTGATTCCAAGGGGGCCGGCTGCACGCCGGTCGAGCATCGGCGGGCCATACAGGGTTTGTTCGAGAACACGGGCATCCTTTACGGGCTGGACGTGACCGGCACCAGCGGATTGGAATACAACGTCGGCGCGGGCGCCGCCGTCTGCCAGCGCAACGCGCAGGATGGGTATTCGATCGCGTGGAGCGACGGAGGCCGGGTCACGGCGCCGGAGGGCGGCGCGGGCGGCGTGGACGTGGTTTGGATCAGGGCGAACGACGCCTCGCAGGGCGATTCCGACAATTCGGTGCAACTGGGGTGCTCGCGAGGCGCGGCTCCAGCCGGGTGCGTGCCGATCGCCTACCGGCAGGCACCCGCCGGCTCGTCCGCGACCGAGAGCCGTCCGGCCACGGGCGATCGCGTGGATTACGCGAAGCCACGCGGCGCGGCGAACGGCCTGATCGCGTACGGCGTCGTGGACGCCGCCTACACGGTAGACGAGGACCAGGCGTGGCACGAGCAGGTCAGGGTGTCGTTCGCCTTGGCCACGAACAGGCACATATCCCTCAGATGGAAGGCCTTCGCCTCGGTCGGGGAGGATCCCGGGCAGGCGGCGAACGACCGGATGGGATCCTATTACATCCAGGTCCGCCTTGACGGGCAGATCAAAGGGGATATGGCACATTCGGGCAGCGGCCTGAACAACGAGGTGTGCGACGAGATAGACGTGAACCGGTACATGTGCAGCCGCATCGTGGAGCTTGATCTTGACGTGCCCGCCGGCGTGCACCAGGTCAGCGTCTGGGCGTACGGCAACAAATCGCCCCTGACGTACCCGGTGACGCTGTACCGTCGCCGGCTCGAGGTGATCGACCGCGGATTGGACGCGTGATGTGGCGCGCGTACCTGGCCGACACGATGACCGGCCTGATCGACTCGCCGTTGGATCTGCCTTCGTTTTCCTGGTCCATGAGCATCGGCGATTTCGCCCTGACGACCACGAGGGGCAAGGATGTGGGCGAGGGCGAGGCCTCGGGGATCCGGGTGCCGTGGAACGCCATCCCCGGTTCGACGCCATCGGCGCGAGCCCGGGAGGTGTGCGCCGACAGGCGTTCGGTCGTGTTGTTCTGGCGGAGCTCGTGGACCCCGGAGGGCGAGCTCGGCACGCCGGTCATGATGGGGGCGATCACGCCGCGCACCGACACGTGGCTGGACACGAGCTTCAGCCTCGACTCGCCGATGGGGATCCTGTCGTCGCGCTACCTGGTGCGCGAGGGCACCTACGGCGCGGACAAGAACGGCACCACGTCCAGCGTGTTCAGCTGGTCGGGCATGAGCCTGCGCGGCATCGCCAGCGAGGTCGGATGGCAGTGCACCACGGGCAAGCCCGGCGGCATGCTCCCGATCGACTGGCAGTACCGGGGCGAGGGGGGCGGCCACGAGCGCACGTACAACGGGTTCGACGTGCAGAACCTCTCCTGCGCGGGGATCCTGTCGAAACTGTCCGACGTGCAGGGCGGCCCGGATATGCGGTTCCGCCCGTATCTGGCCGACGGGCAGCACGTGCGCCTGCGCTTCGAGGCGGGTTCCGACGCCGATGTGTACATAGGCCAGGATCGCGTGCACCGTTTGGCCTGCCGGCGTTTCGGAGGCGACTTGGAGGACGTCACGGTGGATCACGTCGGCCCGGTGATGCGGGTCTACGCCTCCGGGTCCGGCACCGACAAGGCGCAGCTGACCTGCATGGGCGAGGACATGTCATTGTGCGAGCAGACCGAGCCGTGGCCTTTGAGGGAGGCGGCGTGGTCGGATCCGGACACCGACCAGCTTGACCTGCTGCGCGCCCACGCCGCCGGCATGCTGGCCGCGAACCGCTGCCCGGTGATGCAGATCAAGGGCAGCATCCACGCGAACGACGCCAACCAGGACGGCACGCCGCTGCACCCGCTCGGAAGCATGTGGCCGGGCGAGACCGTGGAGATCGCCCTCGACGGCTTTCCCAGCCTGCCCGACGGCGTATACCGTTCGCGTCTGATGCGCATGGCGGGCGACGAAACCGACCGGGTCGACCTCACGTTCGATGTGACGGCCGACCCGAACGTCAAATGACCGAGAGGAGCCATAATATGGCGCAGCATATCGAGATCAATCCCGATCCGAAGTCTCTGCCGCTGTCGCTCGCCGACAGGGCCATGGCGATGGCGAGGGGGATGCAGACCTCGAACACCGGCACGATCCGTGTCCCGACCGGAAACGGCAACGACGTCATCGTAGGCAAGGGAGCGCAGGACGGCGTGAACCGCGTCGACGCGAACGGCAACCAACTGCCATTGATCGACACGAGCCGCATCGAGGCGAAGGCGGATGAGGCTATCAAGCAGGGCGAGCAGATCCGGAAGGATGCGCAGGCGGGGGTCGATGATGTGCGCAAGCAGGCGCAGGATGCCGGCGCCAAAGCTGATGGTGTGCGCTCCGATTTGCAGGCGGAGACGACGGCGCTCAAATCCAGTATTTCCGCCGTTGACGCGAAGGCGAATCAAGTCAAGGCCGCCGCGGACAAAATCTCGCAGAGGGTGGATGCGGACAAGGCCGCATTGGACAAGAGCGTCGCCGATGTGGATGCGAAGGCTCAGGCAGCGAGCGACAAGGGTGATAAGCTGGCCGGGCGGATCGGTGACGTGACCACGACCGTCAACGGGCACGCGACGAAGCTGGATGAATTGTCCACTCGTATCGAGGGCGTCGCTTCGGATGGTCAGGCCACGACTAAGAGTCTGACCTCTTTGCGGCAGACCGTGACCGGCCTCAGCTCGACGGTATCGCAGAACACGAAGACCGCGTCGGACGCGATGAGCAAGGCGACGCAGGTCGAGCAGACCGCGAACGGTATCAGCGCGAATTTGAGCAAGAATTACATGCCCACCGCCGATTCCGATAAAAAGTATGCCGCCAAGACAGAGCTTAAGACCACGGCCGACGGCTTGCAGGCGAACATCACGAAGTCGCAGCGGACCGCGGATGGTGCCGTGACTGCGGCTTCCAAGGCGCAGGCCACTGCGGACGGCATCAACATGACTCTGAGCAAGGATTATCAGACCGCCAAGGATTCGGACGCCAAGTACGGCACGAAGGCGGAGCTTAAGGCCACGAGCAATGAATTATCCTCGTCCCTATCCTCGGTGAGGCAGATGGCGGATGGCGCGGTCACGGCCGCGTCGAAGGCGCAGCAGACCGCCGACGGCATCAACATGACTCTGAGCAAGAACTATGCCACGAAGGCTGATAACAATGCCACGTATGCGACGCGGACGAGCCTGAAGGCCACGTCGGATTCGCTGGCCACGAGTATCAATTCCACCGCGAAAACCGCCCAGAGTGCCGTCGATAAGGCGACGAATCTCGAAGCGAACCTGAACGGGTTTAAGACCACTGTAGCTGATACATATCAGGCCAAAGGTATTGGTGACGAGATTGTCGAGAATGGCATCCCGAATCCTGATCGACCAAATACATTCTGTCTCGAAATAGTCGATGGAGTATTTCAGCGTACTTTCCCGGGTAAAGAGAACCATGTCGATTATGGCCCATCTGAAATCCTTCACCAGATCGGACCTTATAGGACTGTAAGGTATGCCATTGATGTCCGATTGGTATCCGGAAAAGACACGGTTTCCGAAAGTGATAATATCCGCGCCATCGGAACAGATGTCGGTTGGTTCGCGATCACCGTTGATCTAAAAGATCTTGTTGATGGCGAATGGCATTCCTATGAGGCATATCAGGATCTCGGTAATGCTGTAGTTACTCGTGTATACATGTCTTCATATGTTGGTTCCGAAGGGGCTAAGGTTCTCCAGTTCCGTCATGTGAGTGTCAAGGACGTTACATCTGAGCATAAAACATATTCCACCAAATCCGAATTGACCCAGACGGCGAACTCCATTAAAGCCGAAGTGACCGAAGTCTCTCAGACCGTCACTGGTGCGATGAGCAAGGTCACGACGCTGGAGCAGACGGCGAATGGCTTGAGCGCGAAGGTCGGCGAGACGGCGAAGACCTTGGATGCCACCGTGCAGACGGTGAATCAGGTCAAAAGCACCGCCGACAGCAATAAGGCCACGATCTCGCAGGTCAGTACCACCGCCAATGATGCGCTGTCCCGCACATCGAGCTTGGAGCAGAATCTCAGCGGATTCAAAAGCGAAGTGGGCCAGACGTATGCGACGAAGTCGGACATGGGCAAACAGTCCTCGGGGTCGAATCTCTGGTGCAATCAGCTTTTCGACCCTGACAAGCCGCAGATCACGCGGCTGGTGGATAACGTCACCGCGCCGAACGGCAGCCGGGTGAACCTGCTCGCAAGCCGCGACCATTTCAACGCCGCCACCGCTTTCCCTGTGGTGCCGGGGCACACGTATGTCATCACCGCTTACTGCAAGCCGATCAAAGGTGGTAAGTCGTTGCAGGCGGGCCTCTGGTACACGCAGCACACCAGCGGAAACGCATATGATGGGTTTGTCAGCGCGGAATCGACGACACCATTGGACGATGGGTGGATGGCCGCGACATGGCGGTTCGCCTGTCCGGCCGGGGGATCCCGCGGCTGCGTGTACTTCCAGATCGACCAGTGGCAGGATAATCTAACGACGCAATGGCTTGTGGCCAATGTCACCTGCACGGACGTGACCGGATTGCAGCCAGCAGGAGATTACGCCACGAATTCCTCACTGACGCAGACGGCGAACCAGATCCGCGGCGAAGTATCGGAGAAATACCAGTCCAAGAACGGTATGAGCTCTTACGCCACGAATTCCGTCTTGACGCAGACGGCGGATTCCATCAAGGCGCAGGTGTCGGAGGTCGCCAAGACCGCCCAAGGCAACACGACCACCATCAGCCAAGTGTCCCAGAAGGTTGACAGGATCAACACGACCCTGTCGCAGCAGATCGGCGGCAAGGCCGACACGAGCAGGGTCAGCAGTCTGGAACAGAACCTTGACGGGTTCAAGACCAGCGTGGCGAAGACCTACCAGACCAAGGGGGACTATCCGAGCAAAGCCGAGGTGCAGTCCAGGATCGACCAGTCGGCCTCCTCGATCAAATCGACGGTCGGCCAGACCTACACGACCCTCGATGCGACCGAGGCGTTGAGGAAGAGCGCGACACGTATGTTCCCGCTGTACGGCGCGCCTGGCAAGGCGCAATGGGTCAAGCTCGGCTATCTCACCAGCAACGGCGACTCGTCGAGCGTCCTCCTGCACGTCTACTCCGGCAACGGCTACAACGGCGCTCCCCACCAGAACGCGGAGTTCGAGATCTTCGTCAAGGACGGCTGGCAAAACCCGCCGTCCGCATCGGGCGCGTTCGGCGTGAGCGTGAACCGCATCCGCAACGCGGATGACGTGAAGGTCAAGGTCGTGGCGTTCAGCTCGACCACCTGCGACATCTGGGCGTACCTGCCGTGGTCCTGGTGGAACGGGCACTACACGCTGCAGGGCGACTACACGGCGTGGCAGGACGGCCCCAACTGCGGCGGCGTGAGGGTACAGGACAATGAGCCCACGAACGGCGTCGCGCAGAACCTCGCCTACGACACGCTCAGCACGCGCAGCTACGTCGACCAGACCAGCCGGAGCGTGAGCCTCGGCGTGGTCGAGGAATACAAGAACGGCCAGCACGGCAGCGCGCTGGCCACCAGCGCTGACATCACGGCCGCGAAGGACTCCATCACCAGCACGGTATCCAGCACGTATGCCACGAAAGCCGGCGTCACGCAGGAGATCTCGTCGAAGGTCGCCCAGAACAACAACAGTCTGGATGTGAGGTTTGCGACGAAGACGGAGACGAAGGCCGCTCGGGACACGGCGAACACGGCCAACTCCCACGCTTCCGACGCGCAGTCGCGCGTCGGGTCTTTGGAGTCATGCATCAGGATGACCTCGGATGGCGTGAGGGTCGGCCGCATCGTCAACGGCGGCTTCCAAGGCTATTCGGCGCTTGTGAGCCCACATGGCAGTTTCGACGTGCTCGACGAGTCCGGCAGGACCGCTGCGACTTTTCAGGCCAACAGCATCGAACTGCTCAACGGATTGGTCAGACTGCGAAACGCGAACAACACCGGGGAACTGCTCATCAAGGCTCCGGATGGCACATACGGCTACCTTTCCTACAACGGCGACGGAATGTTCCTCAAATCGCCGGACGGCACCATCAGGCTGGAGCCGAAACCAGGCTGTAACGTGTTCACGCGGAGCAAGGCCATCCAACCGTCGCAGGCCGGACTGTGCAACAAAGCGACCGACGCGAACGGCATCATCAGCGTCGACAACCTGTCACCGCCTGACGGCAATGCCAACAACGGGATCCTGTCCGTCACGGTCACGCCGATCAACATCGGCCAGGATCCGACCCTGCTCGCTTTCACGCCCGTCATCTGGGCCAAAGGCGCGAACGGATTCCAGGTCAGGCTGAAAACCAACAACAACACGTGGGTCAGCGGAGCGCAGCCATACGCCTTCTGCTGGCACGCCGTGTGGAACTAAAAAGGAAGGAGGAAGCAATGGCTTCCAATAATGCAGACAATAATGATACCGCGACCGTCAAGGATGGCATCCTCGACTTGAGGCCACCAAAGAGCGGGCTCGTCTACCAGCTGCTGCGCCTTGGATTGACGTTCGACCACAAGGATGACAGCGGGGAGACATGGTGCGATTATTCGCGTGGCGTGACCGCCACCTTCACTGACCGTCAGGCCACGGAAACGGTCATCGCGGATATGGACACCAAGGACGCGGAGACCATCACCGCCAGCCGGCTCGCCACCGTCACCGAGATCAAGACATGGCGCAGTGACGGGACGGCGGACTGATGTTCCCACCAGACCTCTTCTCCAGCACGGAGTTTTGGACGGCCGTCATCGTGGCCCTTCTCGGCGGCGGGGGAGTGGGCGCCATCATCGGCGAGATCTCGTCCCGTCGCAAGGACACGGCGCAGATCGCCGCCCAGGCATGCGACATCCTCACCGACAGTGTGATCAAGCCATTGCGCGAGCAGGTGGACTCGCAGGAGAGCCAGATCAGGCACCTGGAAAGGCAGCAGGAGAAATATTTCGCCCTGGCCGCCTACACGAGATCCTTGTTCCACTGGCTCCAGCAGTTCTGCGAGATCGTCGAGCCGGGCTTCCTCAGGCGTCATCCGAAGCCGCATCTGCCGGACGAATTGCGTGCGGATGTGGTTCCCGAGACCTTGGAGGACTGACATTTTCAACATGAGGCCATCTCTTCGGAGGTGGCCTTTTTCAATGCCACAGATTGTGGCGGGAAGGACAGAGAGCATGACAGGCGCTAGTTTCGCGCGATGGCGCGGCAGCCCGAACCACTACAGCGGGCGCAACGGCTACGCCATAAGCCACATCACCCTGCACATCATGGTCGGCAGGTTGGCGGGCACCGACAGCTGCTTCCGCCGAGCCGATTTCCAGGCCGCCAGCCATTACGGCGTCGGTTCTGACGGCACCATCGACCAGTGGGTGGACGAGGCCAACGGCAGCTGGGCCGACGCCAACTGGCAGTCGGACTGCTCGGGCATCACCATCGAGCACGAGGGCGGCATGGCGGGCATCCCGGTCACGGACGCCGAAGTCGAGGCTTCGGCCAAGCTGCTGGCGGACATCGCCAGACGCCACGGGTGGAAACAGCTCGTCCATGACGCTTCCGGCAATCGCGCCGGGAACGTGTGGCTGCACCGCGAGGTGCCCGGCACCGACCATTTCGGATGCCCGGACAGGTGCGTCAACGGGCTGCCGGTCGATAGGCTGCTCGCACGCGCTAACCAGATACTCGGCGGAACCGCCGACACAACCAACAATGATGAGGAGGATACGATGCAGTGCATCATCCAGCCCAACGGCGAAAACAGGCTCGTCTATTTCGACGGGCAGAAGCTCCACACGCTGACCCACCCGGATCAGGTCAAGGCCCTGCAAATGGTCGCCAATCAATGCGGACGCACCCTGCCGTGCTTCGCGCTGGGCAGCAAGACCGCGCCGTGGGGCACCCGGCTCGAACAGGCCCTCAAGTAGTAATCAAGGAGGAATTATGACAGGACAGAACACCACCACCGCCAACACCGCCGGTCTTACGGGAGTCGGCGTCTCCGATTCCGACGCGGCGGCCAACGGCATCACCGCCAACACTGTGATCGACGCAACGCCGGACACCACGACCGACACCACGCCGAATGTCACCACCCTGTCCGACACCGATCTCGAAAAGGTGCTCGACGCTTGGAGCGCGGACGTGGACAAGGTCAAGCACGCCGATGGCTACACGCCGGTGTTCCCGGATGCCGTGCGCACCATCATCTACGTGGTCGCTTTGATCGCATCCGTGATCGGCTTGGGCCTCATGAGCTTCGGCCATGCCGACATCGGCGGATTCGTCAGCACCGCCGCAGGCATCATCGCAGGCGGCTTCGGAGTCGCATACAATCCACTACGCCAAAACTGATTAATTCTCAGGCGTGAAACTCATCGTCGGTATCGTAGGACTCGGCGTCAGCGCGTTCGGCGACCCGCAGGTCGGAGCGTTCATCAGCAGCGCCGCAGGCATCATCGCCGCCGCATTCGGAGTCACCTACTCCCCCATGCGACTCGACACCAAATAA